CTACATTGTATCTGCATTCTTTTGGATACGGATGTATCATTATAAAAATCTTTATATTTATAATCTATCATTCCCTCTCCCTCTTAATACTCCTGGAACGCAACACGTAATGGCTTATACCATAATTCCATACCATTCCAACTTTTTGTCTCTACTGTATAATTTGGTACATACATTTCTCCCGATTTATATCCTCCGGTATTTACATCGAAATAAGTTACAATAACCTTTCTTTCCTTCTCCTTTATGTACGCTTTTTCCATTGCTTGTAGAAATTCTGTCATTTCCCATGCTTCCAGTGGAATCGTATTGAACTCAATTTTTGTTGTATAATGATCTGCAACTTCCCGGTATAAAATATTCAAACCATTTCTGTCAGAGTCCAGATCTGCACGCTGATCCGGACTCACCTTATAGGTCTCAATATCTACATACTTTGAAATATCAGTATCTCCCACTTTTAATAACCATGCCTGAAATGCCATCCTGCTGTCTCCTTATACATCCAGCAACAGGTAATTTCCAGTTGCCTTAAAGTACTCCCTGTTTATCTTTTTCAGTAGTTCCGCAAATTTTACACCATTGATTTCTATCGTATTGCCTGACGCTAATATTCTGATGATAGTCTCCAGCAATGTAATGATCTTATCCAGCTTTTCCGCAGATATGGATCCTCCCGATCCCGCTGCCGCCTGTGCTGCGCTTAGTGCCATTTTCTGTAACTTATCTTCCGGTGATACAATTTCTCCCTGATGCCTATTATCACCGATCATAGCAAGCTGTGGCGTATTAGCCTTGACATATCCACCATTCCACAATTTAGGTATCTGCGGTGGATCACTCGGCATTTCGAAGCCCCAGTCTTTTCCAACCAGATCTCCTGCCTTCTTTGCAACGCTTCCGATTCCATTTACCACATTGCGCAGTGTAGAATATATCAGTGAAATCATGGCATTCACACCGTCAATGATCAGGTTGCATGCTCCCTTAATCACTCCCCAGATTTGCTGCCAAATGCCGTCCAGTATTTTCAGCAAGCCTTCCCATGCCTTTTTCCAGTTGCCTGTAAACACTCTGGTGAGGAAGTCCAACAGTCCTCCCAGTATTTTCATGGCTCCAGATATAATGTCTGACACGGTTGCGAATACGGTACTCATGATGTTTATCACAATGTCTGCCACCTGCTTGATTGTCGGTGCCAGATACCCGATAATTGGTTTGATTACGGTACTCCACGCGGCTGCAAGGAAATCGCCTACTGAGCTGATCAGATCAAGGATGTTGTCCCATAGTGGTCTGAGATTTTCTTCCCATAGTTCCTGTAACGCTTCCTTGGCATGATTCAGTACCGGTATCGCAATATCATTCCACAGCTCCAGAACTGTTTTCTTGATATCATTCCAGGCATCTACAATATTTCCAAAAGTACTGCTTCCCTGAGACTCCCACCAGTCCGTAAGAGAACTACCAAGTCCTCCCACAATCTCTCCTACCAGCGAAGCACATTCTCCACCGAAATCAAACAGATCCGTGAGCGTACCTTCTATCAGTTCCTGATTGTCTTTCATCCACTTGGATGTGTGTTCTGTGGAAATTTCAAACCCTTCTGCGAAGATTGTTCCCAGTGACATTCCAAATCCAGTACAGCCTGTCAGAATATCATTGATTCCGTTTACAATATCAGGTCCTGCTTTATCCAGTGCCCCGAGCAGATTATTGTATATCTGCTCATTGATATCCGTAAGATTTGTAAATCCGTTCGCAATAGACTGGCTTACATCACTGCTCCAGGATTCTATCTTTTTCCTGTTGCGCTCCAGATAGCTTGCAATTCCATCCAGCCCCAGGTCTACCGCCTTGGCTGTAACAGCAATCTTATTTCCGATTCTGTTTCCGAGATATCCTCCCAGCGGATCCATGATTGTCTCAATGTTTCTGACTGTAGTTTTGGCCAATGGATCCATCTGAGCCATGATTCTTGAAAAATTATCCTTCAGATTTCCGAAATCAATCTTTTTCAGACCATTGTTGAACTGATCTGCAAAATTTTTGACACCGGGAATCTTGAATGCGTCAGAGAGTTTTTTCGAAATTTTATCCGCACTGGCTTCAGCCTCCTGCGTGGAAGTCTGCAAACCAGCGATATCTATTCCGGAAGTTTCACCAGAAGATACTGAAGAGGAATCCGTCTTCTGGGAGAGTAAATCCAATTCATCAGATGAAAGTAATCCACCTAACTTTTTAGCTGCTTTTCCCGCGGCATTAATATTATCACTGATGCCCGCAGACGCTTCCTCCGCAGCCGCCATGCCTGGGGCTACATCATTACCCTTCTTCCCGAAAAATTTGTCCGTAAATGCTTTAAATACATTCGCCAGCTGTACCAGTTTTCCCATCAGGGTATTGATCACCTTGATTGCTGGTGTCAGGACGTTAATCAGCCCCTGACCGATTGCCGCCATAAAAGACTCAGTCTGCAGTTTCAGGATTCTGACCTGATTAGCCCATCCATCGGATGTCCGCATAAAGTCCCCGGATGCCGTCGCCAGTTTACTCTGAACAAAGGAATAACGCAGTGCTACCTTTTCTGCCTCTGACATTGCCGCCGTGGTCTTCCCATAACCGTTAGCCATAGCGTAAGCATCCAGTGCCGTCTGCGTCATGACGACACCAAGATCTTTCAGACTCTCTGTTTCTCCAGTGAATACCGATTTCAGCTTTGTATATGCCTCGTCCTGAGATATGTTATAAAAGGATGCCACATCTCCCGCCAGTCCTGTCAGAGTGGTAGACATATCGTATGCCTGCTTCTCACTGAATCCGAAAGCCTTGGCCATTGCACCGAAGGTTCCTGTGTACCTCTTGGCCATCGTCTCGGACAGTCCAAATGCAGTTGCGGCATTCTGCGCAAATTTATCTACTTGCTTTGACATTGCCGGGAATGTTACGTCCACAACATTCTGTACTTCACTCAGATCTGATCCCAGTTCGATACACTTCTCACTGAAATCTACGAGCTTTTTTACAGCAAAAGCGGCAGCCAGTTTCTTACCTACTTTCGTAGCCAGGCTCTGGATGCCGCTCATCTGCTTATTAAAGTCCTTTTTATTTACGACCAGATCTAATCCGATCTGTCCAACGCTTGTAGCTTCACTCATAACCAGCCTGCCTTCTAAGACAGGCACATCGGCACAGCGTCTTATAACTTCAACTCAAAAATCTTTTTACAGTCCTTATTTTTACAGCGGAAATAAATTCCCCTGCAATGTGCATCTTCCGTCTGCATTGCATTCACAGGATGCCCACAGTAAGGACACACTACTTTTTTCTTATCTACTTTTTCAATGTATATCGCCCCCTGCCAGAGAAATGAACGCATTCTTCAGTTGACCAAGGACTGCCGCCATATTATCAGGTGTCACCTTTTTTGCTCTGTTTGTACGCCATTCATTCCTGATTCTGTGTTGTTCCGGAGTAAAATGGTCTAAGATATCCTTATCCTCCTCGGCCCGGATTGCTACGATCCGTCCCAGAGGTGTCTCCGGTCCGATTCCGATAAGAAGGTCCTTAAACTCATCCCACTTCATGGTATCAATTTCTTTCGACAGCCGGATCCCGTACTGCGCCTGGAAGGATGATACGATCAGACTGTAATCTCCGATCAGATCATAGTACGGGTCACTGCTCTCCCGGCTCTTCGTCTCCCGTGATCAGGTCTACTGCTGCCATGATGATCGTCTGGAAATCCTTGAACTGGAGATTCAGTTTATCGATCTTTTTCCTATCCTTCTCATTGAAAATCAGTTCATATACCGCCAACACTTCTTTAGCTGATGTACCCTTCGAAAAAATACCCATAATCTTCAGTACAGTGGTTGCGTCAGAATTGACTTCCACGGTGACATCCTTCACCTTCAGTACCGGGTTCTCGTCAAAACTCAGTTTTTCTGTAATATCTACGATTTTCTTTGCCATAATAACCTCCTGTTCTTTTTACTCTGCGAGAGTGATTTCTGGCTTCCCGTTGCTCATAATATCGAATTCCAACGGTGCCACAGCTGTAGAGTCCCCTGCTCCAATGTTCTTTACATTCACGACTGCTCCAGCAAACAAAACTACAGTTCCGTCGGGGAATGTCCACTGAATATCTTTCTCCGCAGAACGGCCGTTTACCCATGCAAGCGCTGCCACAGCATCATTACCTGCGTCACCAACATTGCGCTTCGCAGTTACAGAGATGGTAACTCCCTTACTGGTAAGCAGCCGTCTGACCCATCCTTTTTCTGTAAACGGATGCCATTCCTCTACACCATTATCGAAAGATACACTGAAGGTCTCACAGTCCGCAATATCAACCATTTTCTTTTCAACTCCGCTTGCTGCAGTATTGATCTGAAACTGGTTTTCATAGCAGGGATATACTCCTGTAATAGGTGTGCTCATTCTTTTTCACCTTTTCCTTTCTCATAAATAACAGCCATCTCTATGACCCATTCGCAGATACCGGCATCATCTTTTCCGACATCCTGCGGTTCATAGAGTGGCTGTATAAATTTTATCAACTCGTCGTTGACCGTTACATTTCTTGCAGTCTCCACTGCCTCAAATACAGTCATGGCTGCCTTTTCCGACAAGCGGGGCGAATTATTCCAGTGAATCAACAGGCTGACATATTTTGTCCCGTAAGACGCAAGCTGGGGTCCTCCCAGTGCTGTCTTATACTCCTGCTGATGCTTGCTATTATAAACTCCAATGGACTTTTCCTGCTTGTCCGGCAGGCTACCCATATATACCTGATCTGCCAGTTCAAGGGATTCCACATAATCTCGTACATCCGATAACATCATAATCCGGCAATCCTCCTGTATATTTGTTTGTATGCCTTTTGGCAGTACTCTGATTTCTTCCCAGAAATCCAGTCCTCATACCATTCACCTCTTGCATTCGGATTCTCCGTCTTCTGGAAATGATATTCCGGGTGAAAATAAAGGCGTCTTGCGTATGGCGTACTGGAAATGATACTGACTTTTCCCTGACTGCTCTCAGAGTAATCCACAAAAGTACTCTCATTTTGCAGATTACCGGTATCCCTCGGAAATACCTGGGCCTGCACTACATTGGTATGTAATGCCTCCGCAGTCTGCTCTAAAGCCATCACCTGTGCTTTCATCAGCTGTTGGATCTTCGGAAAATTCAGCTTTACTGTGGAATTTACACTGATCATATCAGCATCACCTCCGTATAGTTGACTGTTCCATCCGGGTTTCTCGCCTTACGACCCTCAAGAATCCTGCGCTTACCCCCAAATATCACAGCACTGCCTCCGGATATGGCCGGAAGATCAGGACAAATATCTCCGGGAAACAATGCTGTTCCGGTGATCTCTATCAGTTTCTTCTCCGTGGTCAGCACAGTTTTTGCCTTGTCCTGATAGTTACATTGTCCGTAATACTCCACTGGCTTCAATGGCTCCCCGTATTCGTTCAGTCCTTCTTGATCTATCGCAACAGAGATATCTGTCTTACATAATCTTTTAGGCACCAAACATGGATATTTCATAGGATCACCTCGCAATTCTGCAACACAGGCCTGTCTGAGTCAGTAACGAATACACATCCCGCTTCATGGCAATACCTTTTTCCATGAAAACATTCCAGGAACTTCCGAACTGTGCGGATACTCCATTTATGCTATAGCCGGATAAAATCGTATTGATTTCATCTGCATTCTCATATTCGAAATCTGCCTGCATGCAGACAACCTCTTTGATGGTCTCCTGTTGAAAAGCTGTCATATGGTCGAATCCTGCTGCCACAATCCGGTTAAATGTCAGGCTGTCAATATGCCGGGAGGCCTGACGAAGTACTCTTTCAAGATCTCCGTCAGGAATCACGCTGCCATTATAGCTATCTTTATATTCTTCTTTGCTTACATAAGGTTTGTAGGACATAGGTCCTCCTTACTCCCCGGTGTACTCCGTGGTATCTACATCTACATAGACGCTGTCCACTTTGCCGTCACGACCATTCGGGAATACAAAGGTATCAGACAGAGATCTGTTCTGGTACAGGTATCCGTCTCCTTCGGTATGTGTTCCGGGATTGAAATAATAGATAGACGCGATCTTGGGAACCGTCTTACAGGTCTGTCCGCATGCCACCAGTACATTGATCTTATGAGCTCCGGTTACCGCTTCGATATTATGCGTGCTGTCTGCTGCAACTTTTTTCAGAGGAGCAAATCCACCCTCAGCAGGCTCCCAGTCGAAAGCATCATAGAAACGCTCATCATCAATAACCTCCATGATGGGAACGCCATCAATTTCCGTTACTCTGGTCTCGATACCAATACCGCCCTCAGCGATCTGCGTAAGTTCAATCTTACGGGTAAATTCTGTAGACTGCTCCAGTGCATCCATAATAGGGCTGGCCACATACATAAGCAGGCTGCCGTTTGCCTTATACCGTCTCAGCTTACCTTTTGCAAGGATATCCTTCAGCATTCCGAATACCTTTGCCTTGGTATAAGCAGAAATAGCAGTCTCGCTGTGGTATCCCTCTGTCTTCTGTGCCACCTGTGCCACACGGGAGAAGAACAGGGCATCTGTCTCAGGCACTACCTGAGTCTGTTCGAAAGTTCTGGAGATATTCTGCATGGATGCAGTTGCGTTGGTCTCATCCACATCTGCCTTGTCTACCAGGAACTGAACGTCTCTGTCATGGGTTACTGTAAACGGAACATCTGTCTGATCGAAGGATCCCATGTTCCAACCACCGGTTCTCTTGTGATTCTTATAACCAGTGGTGCTCATCTGTGTAAAGTGGAATGTCTTCGCATCAAGCCATCTTACATTAGATGTAATGAAGGGAGAGGTTAACGCTCCCTGCATCAGAATCTGCAGGAGTTCAGGACTCCACTGCTGTGCATAGTTTAAATTAGGCATATCTTATACCTTCCTTTCCTTAGTTCCACCGATTCCATCTTTTGGTCGGTGTCTGTTGCTGTTGTACGGTTGCCTGCTGTGTATGCTGCGAAGGATCTCCGCCTGTCCCTACATGAAGGAAACCAGTAGTATCTGTCTCCTGCGGTTTTAATGCAGGAATGTCCTCCAGCACCTTATTCAGGGCTTCCGTAAGTTTCTCATTGCTGATCTTTCCATCCTGTCCTACTGCCTGGCTGAAATCTGCCATCTTCAACAGATACGGGATGGATGTTACGCTGATTCCCAGTCCGACTGCTGCCATCGTCGCTGCCTGTTGGATCTGTGCCTGTCTTGCCTCGGCCACAGCGGTTGCAGCCTGCTGTTGCAATGCTTCCACATTCGGCTGATTTGCCGCCTTCTGTTCCTTGAAGGTTGCTATAGCCTGTTCCACCTCCTGTTGGGAAAGCCCCTGCTGCTTGAAATAGGCTTTCAATGCCGTATCCTCTTTTGCCGCAAGCGTTCCATCCAACATCTGCTGGATTTTTCCATAGTCAATCTGCGGTGCTGCATTCTGCTGTGACTGCTGATCAGTCTGTTCTCCTGCCGGTGCTCCGCCCTGGCTTCCATCGGGGTCTAAGAATCTTCTTACTGTCTTGTAAAACATAACGTGCTCCTTTCCATTTTGAGGGTGTCACCCTTACTGCGATCCATTGTCTTCGGTGTCTCCGGTCACGCTGCAGTTTATTGCCTTGCTCGTGTTTGGGCATAAAAAAACACGCCATGAAGCGTGTTGATTCCAGATTATTTGTTGCACCGGTGCAATTTTCTTTTTTCGAGATAAAAATACCACCAATCTACTGACCGGTGGCTTCATGTTCTTTTACCATTCTTCGCAAACGTTCTTTATAATCCTCATAGCTTTTATCTTTTCCGATGATGTATGCGGCATCTCCCATTTTTTCGGAGAAGGATAATACTTTCCTGCGCAACTCCTGCAGTTCCTCATCGTTTTTCATTTTTTCAACAAATTCTTTTTTGAACATAATTACCTCTTTAGCACTTTCATAAATGCTTCATATAGCTCTGGCAATTCACTTTTTATGAATTCTACAGTTGTATCATCCGACTGATACAATGCAGCATATATATCCGCAAATATCTCCGACTCCGCATATCCGGGTTTACCTATGTATTGTGATTCATGTCTGTATACTCCTGTAATCACATTGTCTGTTATGCATGACATTATATCACTGATGAAGTAATTGTACTCTAAATCACCATTTACAGCAAGTCTCCGTTGATACTTCTCCTTTTTTTGCAATATTTTGTTTTCTGTATTTTTTATTGCCTCTGCGAATTCAGCATACATGGGACTGCCATACTCATTATGATCAATTCTATGGGCTATTTCATGCGCCAGCACATGCTTGTAGTTCTCCTCTTCATACTGCGGATGTCTCGGATTGATAATTATCAAATCATTATCAAGATCATACGAAAATGCATATTCTGACAGTTCATCTATCTTGATGCACTCATCTCTTGTGTACTGATCCACTAAATCGATCATGATCTGCGGAGTATCCGATCTCGGCACTTTCACCTCATCAGGAACTTTATACCGGTCTTCCGTTTCCTGACTCCATTCTTTTTCCTTCGCACGGTACTTGCTTTTATTCTCCGGATCCAGTGAAAATGATGCTAATCTATGGAATTTTTTCTCCTGTCTCTCTGCATATTGCTGTCTTGCTTCTTTCCTGTTCTGTTCTTCGATATCTTCTATGTCTTTTTTACTGTATTCATTATCCAAATCCTCCAGTTCTGGAAAATAGGTAGTGTGGCTGTCTCTGCATCTAGGGTGGTATAGTCCTGCTGCTATTGCCGCGCTCATCAGGGGATATGGTCCATCCTTGGCGCTTCCACCGCTCCATACATCATCGATCAGTATCTTACCAACAAACGGTAAACACTTGGGGCAGGGATTTCCACGCTTATTCATGATCACCGTGGATATCCCCCATTCCTGCCTTTTCTGCCCTTCCCCCTGCAGATATGCACGCTTACTGGCTGTCCGTATTGCCATGTCCGCATAGTCTGCCAATGTGTGTCTGGATCCATTGGCATATTCCACACAGTTAAGACCTGCGGCAATGAAATCCTTTGTAGCCATGTCTACCGCCTTCTCATAAGTCCCTGCTCCACTGTTGGCATATACCTGAGCATTAAAAATAATCTTACGATATTGGTCATTTGCCATGCGCAGGACGGCTGTCTCAGCCTTTTCCATGTCTGATGTGGTCGCCCGGATCAGCGCCTCTAGCTTCCTCTGGTTCAACCGGAAGAATGCCGCCGATGCTCCCGGACTTACTCTTCTTGCTGGGAAACCTTTCTTTATAGCCTCCAGTATGGCTATCTCCTGCTCCATATCTCCTTCATCCCTGGCAGTACTGATCAGCGCTTCGATCCGGTTATTAATGTCTTTAAATTTTGTACCAAATCGTTCCTGATTCTCTTTTCTGTACTTTTCCAACGACCGGAGCTGCTCTGTCTGCCACATGGACCACTGCTTATCTTCATCGATTTCCTCAATCTTATGTCTTCGCATATTCCGGATCATGGAAGCAATGAGTTCATTCTCAATAGCTTCGAATGCTGCTCCGATATCATATTCTGAATTTATCTTAGGCATCTAATCACCTGCCGTTTGCATATACCTTGAATCCCTGGCTTTTAAACTGTCTGGTCAATGTCTTGATCTGCGTGACGCTGGTACAATGATCACATCGGAGTTCCGCATAATTACCTTTTTCCACTGCATAGATTCCTTTCGGGACCTGCTCACTGGCCACCTTCAGTAGCCCCTGGTACTCCTCCCGGTTCATCCGGTATGTTTTTTTTGCTACTTTTACTTCCATCACTGCCTCCAGTAAATCCGTTTATCCTGAATTCTCCTGCATCCGTCCTGATCTCCGGCTCCGGAATGCTCTGAATCCCCTGCTCAGCCTTGAGCCTTGCAATTTCTTCTTTTTTGCAGTTATCATCCAGACTGTCACCATATAATTCCTCCACACAGCGCTCAATGCTCATGATTCCGCTCTGCTTTGCCTTACCAACTGTTTCCACCTGAGATTCAAATGAAGGATTGGCATATTCTCCAAATGGGAGATTTACCTCTACACTTTCCACTGCCTCATTCTTCATCAGGTGATATGCGTTGATACACATGGATACTACCTGTGGCAATACTGTCTGAAGAGTTTCCACGATAATGTTTCTTGTGTACAGCGTTGTTTTTTCCTTTTCACGCTGCGCTTCTGCATTATCCAGTTTTTTTACATCAATCCCCAGTGTAGAAGGACTGATGATCCCCTGCAGGCAAAGGTCCAGTGCCGTACAGTAGGAAGCCTGATAGCTGTCATGAGGAATGCTCGGCTGGTCTGTACTGATTACGTTTTTCTGCCCTTCGCGCTGGTCTCCTTCTGCTGCAAAATATCTGTTATCGAACGGATTCGGTGTTATCGCAGCTCCTGTTTCCGGATCCCTCGGAACCAGACAGTCCGGAATATATGTTTTGGCTCTTCCTGCTCTCAGCGCATCCATCCACTGGCTCCATACTTCATCCAGCGCATCATAGCTGTCCACCTTTACGTCAAAGATACTTCCGCCACGTCCTTCATATTTTGCCGACTTATAGAACATCATAGGCACCGCCAGCATAACGCTTTTATCGAAGGTCACATCTTCCAGTGAATTGGTTATCTGTAGTGTAGTCAGCGGAACCTGTCTGTTATCCAGATACAGTTCGTTTTTTACATACCCATATCCATATACCTCATTGAGCACATATGTCTTTCCTCCTCCGCTGTATGGTGTCTTAAATATCACTTCCCGGACCTTGTCCTTTTTCCGTATGATTTCGACACGATCCCCGGCATACCATTCTAAAATCGGATACTCACTGACTTCTGTATCAATGGACACTTTAAAAGCCCCGTCTCCGATATACAGCGCTTCTTTGATTGCATCCTCTACCTTATCGGCAAAGTTATTATTCTCAGGCTTTGCAATGTCTTTCCATATCTGTTTCTGCTTTTCGTTCTCTGAGGAAAATTCAAATTCCCCCATATCTGGAAGGACTACTGCTGCCAGAGTTCTCACCGTAAGCGCCGGAACACCTGTGTGGATCTTGCGCATTTCCATCCCCGGTGTACTCTTGCTGGACCAGAATTTATATTTATCTGCATATTCCGCATTCTGCTCATAGAACTGCTCCAGTTCGTTGCTGTCACCACGATACCAGATGCGGTTTCGGATCGCATTCCCCTCGAAGTCCATCATCTCATTGATATTGAACACATAGGGATTCGCCGGAGAAACATTCAGCCAGCTCCGTATACCTCTTTTGATATTCTCATTTATCTTTTCCATCAGGTTCACCTCTGTTTATCCTCCTCGAATCCAATCATATTCCGGTATGGAATCCATCCGTACTGGTTTGCATTGATCGTATGGTCGTTCTTATCCTCCGGTACCGGAACATCCTCTTCCTCGTCCCATGAATAGCGTTCCAATTCTGAGATATGGTTTGTGCAATCCTCAACTACCAGATAGCAGTCCTGCTGGATCCATCCCAGCTGTAAATTGATACGATCCAGTATTGTTACCTTTTTGTAGGACTCAATGAAATTGTAAAGGCACCCATGCAGGCGCTTATACTTCCGAAGTTCTGTTATTGTCGCCGCATCCGCGCAGTCAACAAAGGATTCTTTTGCAAATCCCCATTCCGATCTGCATCTATCCAGAAAAGCTATAAACTTTACCGTTGTGTCAGATGGTGCCAACGGCACACTGAGATCAGCATTGCTATACACCATTTCAGCCAGTGTGATCAGCTTGCGGTCATCCGTAATGCCCTGGAAGATCATTGCAATGGTATCCGGAGATTTTGAGGAATATGATGTATCCAGTCCGGCCGTAAACTTTCTGAAACGGATCTTCCCATCTGCAATCTGTTTCTTCACCCATGCAGCAGTAACAACATGTTTCTTTCTGACAAAGTTGGAGAATACCAACCCTGTCGCTTTTCCGCGGAGACCCTGGATCTTGTTTTTCCAGATCTTTGTTCCCTTCGGTGTGTTTTGCAGGATCATCTGCAGTTTATCCGGTGGAAGGCCTGCATTGTCTTTAAAAGAAAAGAACCAATGGATCCATCCGTCCTTTGGCTCTTCTTTCAGTTCCTCTATGATTTCCTGTGGTGTCTCATCCTTCCATTCCGGAAGAGGACGTGCACAGTTGATATATTCTTTGTACACCGGCAGTCCCGGATCGTCTGGGTTTAGTGTTGCCATCAGATAATCACATCGCATGGATGCTTCTCTGACAAAATCTATGTCTGCGGTATTTACTTCATCTATGTACAGACAGCCATATTGTCCACCCAGGGCCTTCTTCCACTTTTTCTTGTTACCGTAGCCCAGCACATAAATGACTTTATCTCCCTTGCCAGTATGCAGAATCAGATGTGGAATCTTATCGTCTTTGGTTCCACTGCCGTTATATTCCACCAGAATGCCAAAATCATCCAGTATACCAAGGTCTTTGTTGATGATGTTCTTCTCAGCAGTTCCGGTGTCATCCGCAGCAATGATGTGAAGCTTCTTGGGGCTTTCTGCCACCTTAAGCATAAACTTGAAGATTCCTACCGTCGTCTTACCTGCTGCCGTGGTTCCTTCCAGAAATTCCACCGGAGCATCGCATTTCAGGAATGCTTTGTATTTCTCTGACAGCAGGAGTTTACTTGCGCTCATTACCCATCACCACGCATCTGTCTGATCAGGTCATCCAGTTTACTCTGTTCGGATTTAAGCTCTCCGGAGATCTGGACATCCTGTTTGTCTCTCCATTTATCCGGTTTTCGGTTCTTCAACCAGAATATCTGGGCTGTGGTATCCGGCTCTACTTCTTTTACTTTTCGTTCCACAAGCATTTCTTTTGTTTTGGGGAATTTCTCTCTTACAAGCATCAGCTCATCATCTGTTGCCTCCGGATGCTCCAGTTTGTAGCGATTCATATATTCAAATAGCTTTTGACTATATTCTTCCTGCTCCATCGGAACGCTTACATATTTATCTTCTGTATACCGATATCCCAGTGCCCTTTTTAAAAGCGCATTTTCCACTTGCAGGTCCACAACTTCCTTTCCCTTTTTTAGGGTGTCCGAAATGTCCGGATACAATTTTTTCCATTCATTTAATGTAGACCTGGAAATCCCCATGTTACCAGCGATCTGCTCTTCTGTTAGCCCATCCCTTGTCCATCCTTCCAGCTTTAGTAAGCCTTCCGGTGTCAGCCAACATTTATATTTGCCTTTTGCCATCCGCTCACCATCTCTCTAAAGTTGCACCGGTGCAACTCCACGAAAAAAAGCAAACACACCAACCAACCTTCTCCCTCC